GAGCAAACAGGAGAGCAAACAGGAGAGCAAACAGGAGAGCAAACAGGAGAGCAACCAGAAGAATTACCAATACAAGAAGCACAAAGCGAAGAAACAAAAGAACCACTAGAACAAGCAACAACTGGAGGAAAATATTTACGTGGCATTATGCGAAAAAAATACACAAAAAAAGGACGTACGAGAAGAAGGAGAATGTAAGCGTAGCTTTATTAACTGTCCCCATAAAATTTTTTAACTAACGGATTACATTTAATTTTTGAATAATCAAAACTTGTTAAATATAATCCATCAAGCGATTTTATGCGAGATAAGGCAACGTATGTTTGACCGTCCGCAAATATATTACTACCAATATCAATAATAGCATTTTCTAATGTTAGTCCTTGCGATTTATGAATGGTAATAGCCCACGAATAGATAAGCGGAATTTGCATAAGTCCTACTCTTTTATTAAACTCTGACTTCCAAATATAATAATCTATTAAAATAGGTTCATCAATAGCATTGAATTTGACATATGGCATTTTTTTATCATTAAAACCTACTACTATTCCTTGACTTCCATTAGCAATTTGTAATTCACCACTTAAATTTATATTGGCAATACACATAACATGCGCGCCAATTTTGAGTTTTAAGCATTTTTCTGCCAAAATATTGTTGGCTATAAAATCGTAGTCTTTTTTTAACTGATCGTTACTTTTTAATAATAGTGCAAATAGATTTGTTTTTTCGTCTTCATCATCTTGATTATATTTAATATATAAATCAATATAATCTAACATATATATGTGTTCTTCAAGTGATTTATCTAATTTTAAATATTCCTTTAAATTTATATGCTCTACATCTCTCTTAATAGGCGACAGAATAGTCAGAATTTTTTCTTTTTTTATTAAATCAAGTTCTCCTGTGTTGAAAATACGAGTCTCTAAAGCAGCGCGACTAGATGGTGTAATTTGACCTTTTCTAATGTATTTTAAAATCTTCAATAATGTTTCGTCTTTTTGTCTAAAAATTGTTTTGAGAACAATCTGGTTTTCTTTTGGAAATAAATGATTCCATAGTCCGTGTTCAAAACAAAACATTGCCTCCTCTTTTTCTAAGTAATTATTACATACAGGAGATAATTGATAAAAATCACCTGTGAAAATTACTTGTAATCCACCAAATGGATAATTATTTTTATAAAATTTTTTAGCAATAGTGTCTAGCAATAAGAATATTTTGAGAGACATCATACTAACTTCATCAATAATAAGGATCTCCAAATTTCTCCAATTCTTTAATTTATATCTTTTTGTCGTGAAAAGTTCTTCAATGATTTCCTCGTTTTTTTTATTGGCAAATCCAATACCTGAAAACATATGAAGGGTTGTTGCTTTACACTCTAATAATATTGCCGCACACCCAGTTAAAGCACAAATTTTTATATTTTTATTATTAATTTCTGCGTGTTTAACTATATTTTTTATCAAAAATGATTTGCCTGAACCACCCGGGCCTGTTATGAACAAATTTTCTCCATTCAAATATTTTTCAAAACATAGTTGTTGCTCGTCGCTATAAGAAGACATATTATTTATCAATAAATAATACATAAACATAAATAATATATCAATTTTTTAACAATTAAATTAAATATAAAATTGAAATTATTTAAATCCAAAATACTAAATATTATATAATATGGAAAAACGAATTCACGCCAAGGTAATAAATTACATAGACAATTTCAAAAGTGAAGTCAAAACATATATAAAAACAAATGATAAGATTCCAGTATCTGAAAAAAGTGATTTGTTAAAATTTATTTATGATTTTGAAACATTAGAAATCAATAAGCAAGATTTTGTAAAGCGAAAACGCAGTAAGTCGGTCGTTCCTTTTTATAGTCGCTGTATAGCAAAAAAATCGTGCGGAGAACAATGTACTAGAAAAAAACGAAGCGAATCAAATTATTGCGGAACACATGATAAAAATAGACCACACGGAGAAATCAATGAATGTGACAAAGAGGAAAATATATTGAAAAAAGTAGAAATTTGGATTCAACCAATCAATGGCATTGTATATTATATTGATGGTAAAAATAATATATATAAAACAGAAGACATATTATGCAATAGTCAAAATCCTAAAATTATTGCCAAATATGTAAAAGAAGATGGAGTTTATAAATTTATTGATACATATATTAGTTAATATATATTAATTAATAATGTATTAAAATTCATAAAAAATTTGATTTTCATAAAAAAAATTGATTTTTAATTTTTATTATTTTTTTTTACATAAAGGTAACAATGCTTTTAAATGATTTGTTAAGATTGTTTTCAACAACTTTCGATATTAATGAAGAACGATTTACTACTATTCTTGAATCTAATAATATTAAATTGAATCAACGATTATTATGTAATATTATTGATAAAAAAAATAATATTACAAATGATAAGATAGAGTCTGTATCTGAAAATGATTTGAAACCAAATATAAAGAAGACTAATGAAACTGGTAGCGGACGTGGTCGCGGTCGCCCAAAGAAGACAAAAGAAATGAGCGAGGATGCGAATGTAGTAATCGAGGTAGAATTAATAACGTTAAACGGTAAAGAGTTCTACAAAACGAATGAGAATGTGTTAATGAATATGGGAATGGAAATAGAAGGAATATTAAAAGATGGAAAAGTAGTAAAATCAGAGGTGTGCTAATGTGAAAGTTTCCAATGTGATTTTTCTTCAAGTGTCAAATCATTCCACATAGCCGAAATTTCAACAATAATTTGTTGATGTGTAGGTTTAAAATGTAAATCCTTAGTTAAAATGAAGTTAGTATTAAAAAGTGCCGAACGAATATGAGGAGTAAAATATTTAGCAAAAATATTAAATGCGGAAGCAGATTTAATACCCTTAGCATCAGATTTTACACCCTTAGCATTCGATTTTACACCCTTAGCATCCGATTTTATACCCTTAGCATTATGTTTTACACCCTTAGTAGCAGAAAGTAAGACTAAAATTTGAGACTCAAGAAAAACAATACGATTAGTAAGTTGTTCAATAGTCATAACCATAACTAAAATATAAATAACTAAAATATAAATTACAAATATAAATAAAATAAAAAAATACAAAATTTCAATTTTAAAAAAGTATAGCAAAAAATACAATCTCTCAAAAAAAAATTTTTTTTTGGAGTTTTTCCCTTTATTTTCCCTTTAAATCACCACCAAAACCTTTACATAACCTCAGCCGTTTCCTTAGCCTTCGCATTCCAAATTGCCTTCTCCTCTGGAGAACTGTTTTGCCACAACACAGCCAATTGCTTCATAATGTCGGTGTTCTTAGGTTTCTCATCCCCAACAAACAACTTTGCCTTAACGTCGTCCCGATTAGCATTGGAGAAGAGAATATATCCATTGGGTCCGCGCTTGGTCTTGGGTTTGTCCTCATCGTCGGAAGAAGACTCCTTTTTCTCCTTCTTGGTCTTCTTCTTGGTTTCAACAACCTCTTCATCACTAGAAGCGTCATCCTTAGTCTTCTTCGGTTTCTTCGCCTTCTTGACTTTATCAACTGCGACATCGACTTCGACATCGGCGCTGGTGTTGTCAGACTTAAGAAGCAAGGCGATTTGCTTCTCAAGAGTCTCAACGCGCATAGTAAGCATCTCAATAGTCATCGACATTGTGCTAGTTGTTTTTTGTGGAGACTATATATAATAATAAAAAAAACCAAATCAATTTTTTTTAAGTATAACAAAAATGAGAGAAAATAAATAACAATAACTATAACCAATAAAAGGTTATGTTACCGAATTCCGGTTTGCTGACATATAACAAGATATATAATATATATAATATATATATTAATAAACCTATTTAAAAAAGCGCAAAAAGAATAAATAAAAAAATAGGATGAACTAATGTCTCAAAAAGAAAAAATTTTTTTGGGTTTTTTGGGGTTTTTAAACATGAATATGCTACATATAACCAATAACTTAGGCAACTTCCTGGACTTCCTTGACTTCCTTACCTTCCTTAGCCTTCGCATTCCAAATTGCCTTCTCCTTAGCATCACAATTTTGCCACAACACAGCCAATTGCTTCATAATGTCGGTGTTCTTAGGTTTCTCGTCCCCAACAAACAACTTTGCCTTAACGTCATCCCGGTTAGCACTAGAGAAGAGAATATATCCATTGGGTCCGCGCTTGGTCTTGGGTTTGTCTTCATCGTCAGACGAAGATTCATCCTTAGACTTCTTTTCCTTCTTTTCCTTCTTTTCCTTCTTCTCCTTCTCCTTCTTCTCCTTGGGAACAACCTTTTGCTCCTTAAGAAGGAGGGCAAGTTGCTTCTCAAGGGTCTCAATGCGCATAGCAAGCAAAACAATAGGAGTCGACATTTGCGCTAGTTGTTTTTTGTGGAGACTATACATAACATAAAAAATATTCAATTCAATTTTTTATAAGTATAACATAAATGAGAGAAAGTCAATAACAATAATATAACTCAAATAAGGTTATGTTACCGGATTCCGGTTTGCCATAATACTATAATAAAATAATAAAGATAAATAAATAAAAATAAATAAAAAATACCAAAGAAAATATAAAAATAAAGAGAGATTGGGTAGCACAGTATTAAATAATAAAAAAAAATGATATAATAATAAAAACATAAACATATATAAAAATGTCAAATATTAGTTGGCAAATGAAAGAAGTGTTATTAAAATATAAATCACTAGATGCCAATATAATTCACGAACGAAATAAACTAATAAATGATGAAAAATTACACAACGAAATATGTAATATGTTGGTCAATCACTGGCAACAACAAAGCCTAACACAACCAATAGTATGCGCAACATTAGGAGGCAATAATAAAATATGTTCTATGATAGATGAAAAGACGGAACTAATGGGTAAATCACCTTATTGGTTATGGTCAAAAGCCCAATTAAAAGTAAATCAACAAAGAGACACTATAGATTTATTATTATGTGATTTAGTAAAAGCAGTTGTAGAAAATGAAGACATTCAAGAGAAAAAAGATACATATGAAGAAAACCAAAATATAAAGTCTTTTCTAAGTGCCGTACTGGGCGCACTAGTAGTAAATATAATATATAGTTATTTAAAGTTTTAAATAGTGACTTCAATGGGCAACGAGTCTAACTCCATTTTCTTTTTTTTATGTTTATAATACATAATAACGCACGCGCAAAGAGTACCCCCGGCTAACCCAATAAATGTTCCAATGTAAAATAAATCAATAGACGCAGTAATTTGTTGATCAACACCAATACTAGAAAATAAATGTTGGCTCTCAGAGAAATTCATAAATCTCTCAAATATAATAAAATAATTTACAAAATTTTTATAAATTATTTTAAAAACTCAATTTTATTAAGAAAACTAAAATATTTTTAATTAACCCGCCTTACCGTATTTATAACTCTTCTTCTTTTGACTCTCGATCTTTTAACTTTTCCTCGCATAGTTTTTTTCCCGGCTTGTGCTCTCTTAATATAAAAATGACTTCCATAATTATGAGGCGCAATATGTATAAAGTATTTCTTTAATGTTTTCAAAGTGCTGGGTAAAATAGTTATTTCTTCAAGACCAAGTTCTCCAGTTTCATCGTTTTCATCGAAAGTTTTTAGTAATAAAAAACCATCTGATTTTAATAGAGCATATATCATAGCATAATTCAAGTAATTAAGCGGACAAGTATTAAGAATAATGCCATCATAAACTCCTTTGTGCTTTGCGACGAAATTTATTGCTTCACGATTATTATTAAGTGAAAATTTATAATCGGCATCGTAATTTGTTTCATCGACACTATGGTCTGGATGGTGGGCGTGTGTAGTTAAATACTCAATATCTACAACTTCTCCTAGATTATCTCCCATATAAGTATTAATATAATCTACTGTTTTATCAACATCGTCTTTGTCGTGGGGAAGAGTGCTTGATTTTCGTTGGCATAATATAAGAACACGCAGTGTCATATATAGTTTATTATATTATAATAATAACAATATAATCTCTCTAAAAAAGAGTTCATTATAAGAATATTTGCTAGTATAAAAGAAAAAACACACATGCTTCACAACAAACACTAACCAGCTATTTAGCACATATGAAAGATAGCATATTGGCATGCTTTGACTTGTCCTTTCCAATAATGGTCAAGTGCCTCGTCTGTTGCCCGATCAAGAATAGACAAATCATCATCTTGATATGGTTGGTCAATAAACTTTAACATCAAATTTGTTATATATGTGGGAGTAATAAAACCACCCAACATGCTATCCTGTTTCAACCATTCTTGTGGAGGCAATGGCAAATCACAAGGATCGGGCGACGCACACATAATCTCATAATTGTCCTTTTCGCACATTCTTCGCGCCAAATAGCGACACTTGCACCTACACAACCCCAGACGCCACACTTCCGTAGCAGTATCCAATACATCAATGCAATCAAAGTCGCAAACAGAAGGCAATACATAACGTGGTTTGATTATATTATGACGCTCGCAGCATTTACATTCATTACAAATATCCATCTTATCTTGCCAAGACTTGCCCCCAAAAATGGTGTAATCAATGACGCACTCGAGGCAAGGACTCGGAGAAAGCGATGACATTGCGCAAGTAGTTTTTGACTAGACTATACATAATATAAAAAATAAGTAAATCAATTTTAATTAAGACTAACTCGCAGCAAAATCCCAACTTAATAGTGAAATTTTTTATAACTAGTTTAAGGTTTTGTTACCGAATTCCGGTTTGTAATTAATGCTATAAATATTCTGGATTATTGATTATAATATTTGTTGTAATAGTGTGCTATTATGGAAGGAGAGATGGGGAGCGGGTGGGGTTGACGGGGACACAATTTTTCAAGTATT